GCACTTATTCGATATTCGACGCTCATCCAGACCCCTATAATATTGACTATTATAGTAAGTACTTTTGCAAGTCTTGGTCCGGAGAAGATCGTCCGTCGTATAAGAGGGAGTTTTACTATCGCGCAGTTTACCGCGCGAAAACCGGGTCGGTCTTGCTTCTTCGCAAGCCCGTCAGAAGAAAACCCCCTTCATCAGTCAAGGACGCGCCGCATCCGTGGTCAATGCAGTTCAACCAGCGCAATACGAACCCAGGTGTATACACTAGCTCGAACGGAAGTTCCGGTCGTGCAAATGTTAGCAACTGGTCGTACAACTTTGGTTATCCTGCATTTTCTGCGAATGACGACATTCGCCTGATCTCGAAACTTCGAGAGCAGGTTGTAGGGTCTTCGTTCGATCTCGGGGTTTTCCTCGGGACCGGACATCAATCCTTACGCTTGATTGGTGATACTGCAATACGCCTTGCTCGTGGGATTACCTTAGTTAAACGAGGTAACCTCATTGGCGCAGCTGCTGCGCTCTTAGGTCCTGCTCACAAGCAGGTTCTTCGAGGTCGTAAGCGTGCGCGTCTTCTTGCCCTTCAGGATGCCTACTCAGAATTTAATGCTGAGATCAGCCGAGTGAAGGAACAGAAGTTACTTCCGACCCACTCTAAGTGGATTCGGAAGCGAGGGGCGTATCTAGCCCGGCTGCGTACTCGCGTACGCGCTTTGCCAGAGGACATCCTCGTCCGCCTCCCGCCTCGCGGCGAGAGAACGATTAAGGAGGTCCAAGCGGCGGCCTGGTTAGAATTGCAGTATGGTTGGTTACCACTGGTACAGGATCTTAAGGGTGCTGCAGAAAGTCTTGCAGAGTCCACCCTTCCAAAACGTAAGCGATATTTCGCCCAAGTTCGAGCTTCTGTGCCGTCTGGTTTTGTTACACTCGAGCATTTCGCACCGATTACTGCCTACCCTCGGTTTATTAAATCCGAGGCTAGTAAGCGTGTCGTTGCTTATATTCAAGAGTCTAACGTACCAACCATGGTCGATTTACTCGACATCAAAACCGTTGCGTGGGAACTGTTACCTTGGAGTTTCGTCGCGGACTGGGCCATCCCCATTGGGGAGTACCTTTCTGCCCGCGGCTTCGCTTCAACAGTAACAGGAACCTATGTCATTACGCAGCGTCAGTATCTGGATGCAAGAGACTTTTCGGGAACACACTGGCAGGCGGTCATCACTGACTACCGATTCCAGAGTTCTTCCTTTAAAGCCGCTCAGTATATACGTTCAGTAAGTAGTTCTCTGGACGTCCCTACCCCCGAAGTTAAAGGGTTTGGGCAGATACCGTCTTGGCGACGCGCAGCTAATGCCGTTGCCCTCCTTGTACAGCATCACCGC